GGTAGTGCTGACCTCGATGGTTTTTTAGCGTCTGCGCTCGAAATTGAAAAATCTGGCACGATTCTTTCCTTATATAGCCGCTGCCACTTTTTCAAAGCCAGAACACTACATGTTGTGCCAAAACACTTGACAGACCACAAGATGTTGTATAATCGCGCGCAAGCTGTCCTCAACAAGGTGCGCCGTGAACACACTCATCATTGCCCTCATCAATCGCCTCGCTGCCTGGCTGGTCGGCAAAGCCTTCTTCACCAAGGTGCTGACGGCGGTGTCGTTCCTCGACGGGCGCATGGACCTGGACGGCGACGGTAAGAAGGAAGCCGCATTCACTGAACTGAAGAACGCCGGGATTCTGTTCGGCACCAAGCAGTTCAACTTGGCCATCGAGCTGGCCGTGGCCATTCTCACCAGGAAGAAACCATGACAACGAATGCAGGTATGAACTGGCAAGCGGTGATGTGGCTGTGTATGTCCGCAGTCACTGCGATGGAGTCCGGGGCGGAGCGCACGGTGTTGCTTTCTATCGGCATGGTCGTCATGGCCATCGTCGCCTGGCGCACCACAGGCAGCGGACTCACTTCAAAGGAATCCGAGGAAATCCTCGACACCGCCGAGGACATTCAAAGCGTCCTCAAGCGTGGGCGGGATGAAGGCTAACCCGGCGGGGCTGGATCTCATCAAGTCCTTTGAGGGCTTAAAGCTGATCGGCTATCGCTGTCCAGCGGGTATCCCGACCGTCGGCTATGGCCACACGGGGCCAGAAGTCCGCGTCGGCAGGCGCATCACCGAGGAGCAGGCCGACGCCTACCTCGTCAACGACCTGACCCGATTTGAGCGCGGCGTGACCGACGCCATCGGCACCGCGCCAACCACCGAAAACCAGTTTTCCGCCATGGTCAGCCTCGCCTTTAACATCGGGCTGGGCGCTTTCGGCAGATCCTCCGTCCTCCGCCACCACCGCGCTGGAAATCGCCTCCGCGCTGCGGCCTCATTCCTCCTCTGGGTGAAAGCCGCCGGTCGGACCCTCAAGGGTTTGGTCCGCCGCCGCAATGCCGAGCGGAAGCTGTACCTGTCATGACCGAAGACGTCCTGCATCAACTCGCCATCGGCCTCGCCATCGTGATTGCCGTCTCCACGATATTCGCTGCCGTCCTGGTGTGGGTGGTCGCATGAAAGACGCCTTCGCAGAACTGATCGGGTACATGCTGCGGTGCGCTTGCGTCGTCATCGCTTTTGTCCTGCTTCCCGGCTGCGCTCCGACAATAGCGGACATTTCGCTACCGCCACCACAAGCACCAACCTGCTCAATCCCGCGCCTACCGCCGGTTCCAAAGGATGTGAAGCTGGACATTTTTATGGACAAAATCGACGCCAACGCGGGGGGAGAACTGCTCTTGCGTGGCTATGTGGCTTGTCGCTCTGCAGCTGCGCCTGCGAAATGAAGACGATGCCGCTGATAACTGAGGATTTACAGCCGGAAGGGCTAGCCATCGGAATTGAGTGCACCGAATTATGAGCGAATGGGACGGGGATGAGCGGCGGCGGACGCCGCATGAGTACGAGCTGAGAACGATCATCCGCGATGAACTTCGTGATATTCGTACGCAGCAACTCGAAATGCGGGAGGCGCAGCAGCAGATAGAGCAAAAAATCCGCGATTGGGAAACCGGCGCTAGTTGGTTCCGCGCATTCGTGATTTCAGCCGTGGGCACTGTGGCCGCGCTTGCTGCGGCCTGGGAATGGATGCGCGAGAACCTGAAATGACTGCCGTTGGGCGACGCTACTAATGGGAGACGAGGATGGCCGATGACGCTGACCGGGCGCAGGAAACGGCGGAACGGATGGAAACGCTCTACCGACAACAGCAGACCCAACGCCCCGGCAAACGCGCCCATGACTTTTGCCTCGACTGCGGCGAACTGATCGAAGCGGTCAGACTTCGCGCCATACCCACGGCCAGCCGCTGCGCCTTCTGCCAAACCGAGCATGAACGAATCGAGCGCCCCTACCACAGGTGACACCAAGGAAGTCTATACGGGGAGGGGGGGTAGACGACCCGGCTCCGGCAGAAAGAAAGGTGGCAAGAACTCCGCGCCCAGTGCGTCCAGAGATTTCTCGGTCGAAAAAGCCGCCGCCATATTGGATATGGCTGAAGCCAGGGCGAAGAAAGAGTCCTACCTCGCCCATCTGGCCGAGATCGAGTACAAACAAAAACGCGGCGAACTGCTGTCGCAGGATTCCGTGTTTCAGGCGCTGGATACTGCGGCCTCGGCATTTCGCGAACAACTTCTGACCATACCGGGCCGATACGCATCGATTTTTGCGGCCGAAACAAATGCGAAAACGATAGAGCAGGTACTCGAAAACGAATTGCGCCGTGCCCTTGAGCATGTCACCAATGCCCACGACTCCGTCCTACCACGCACCCACGATTGATGATCCGGCGGACGAACTCCGTCGCACCATCAGCCGCCTGTATGACCGTTGCCGTCCCGAGCCGGTCCTGCTGGTGTCCGAGTGGGCCGACGCGCATCGCATCCTGCCCAGCAAGGGATCGGCGGAGCCCGGCCCATGGCGCACCTCCAGAACGCCTTACCTCAAGGCCATTCTTGATGCGCTTTCCACCGGCAGTCCGTACCACACCGTCGTCTTTGCCAAAGGGGCACAAATTGGAGCCCCACTCGCGTTGGATACGCCGATTCCGACCCCCTGTGGATGGAAACAGATGGGCGAATTGCTGCCTGGAGATCAGGTATTTGGCCTCGATGGTAGACCGGCAAACGTGGTGGGTGTGTCGGAAACATTCTCAGACCGTCAGTGCTTCCTAGTGACCTTCAGCGACGGAGAAAGCATCGTTGCCGACGCCGACCACTTGTGGACTGTCGATGTGGCGAAGTCTTCAGCCACCGACAATGGAAAGGTGACGCTTCGCACAGGCGAGATGTACGGCAACGACAAGAAGAGCCGGCGCAGGCTGCATTTCAAACGAGGCAACAGGCACCGCTACGCAATCCCGGTCACCCAACCCCTGGATTTACCCGAGGTGGATTTGCCAATCGAGCCTTACTTGTTGGGTTATTGGCTTGGCAACGGGCACCACACCAACAACCGTTTGTCCGTTCACGATGACGACGGGCAAGAGATTGCAGGGTATTTATCGGACGTTTCTGTAGAAAAGCGGGAATGGCATAAGGGCAAAGTCAGCGATATCGTCATTCACGCAGCGGGATTTACTGCTGCCTTGAAACAGATCGGGGTGTTTGGAGACAAGCACATTCCGGCTCAATACCTTCGTGCCAGTATTGGTCAGCGCCAAGCCCTGTTACAAGGGCTTATGGATGCAGACGGCCATGCCGGAGTTAAGGGCCGTTGCGAACTGACACTGGCTCTCAAACGCTTATTTGATGACGCTTTGGAACTTGTTCGCTCACTGGGTTTCAAGCCCTCGGTTTCTGAACGCATCCCGGCACGAACGCGCATCCATGGCCGGCCCGTGCCGCAGAACACTCACTACCGTCTGGACTTCATGGCCTATGACGATTTTCCTGCGTTCCGCTTAATGCGAAAACGCAATCGTCTCTTAAGCAAATCTGGTCGTCGCACTTCCGAGACTTTTCGCCGCCGGATCGTAGACATCACGCCAGTCCCCAGCGTTCCCACCCGCTGTATCGCTGTGGATACGCCCGACCATCTGTTTCTGGCCGGAAAAGGCATGATCGCCACGCATAACACGGAAGCCGGCAGCAACTGGCTCGGCTACTGCATCCACCATGCGCCGGCACCCATGCTGATGGTCCAGCCGACCATCGACATGGTCAAGCGCATCTCTAAGCAAAGGGTGCAGCCCATGATTGAGGTGACGCCGGTTCTGGCCGAGCGCATCGCCCCCAGCCGCGCCCGCGATGCCGGCAACACCCTCCAGCAAAAAGACTTCGCCGGCGGCACCCTGGTGATGACCGGCGCTAACAGCGCGACCGGACTCCGCTCCATGCCGGCCCGCTACCTGTTCCTTGATGAGGTGGATGCGTACCCCGGCGATGTCGAAGGGGAAGGTGATCCGATTGAACTGGCGATTGCCCGTACCGCCACCTTCAAGCGCAACCGCAAAATCTTCATGTGTTCCACGCCCACCATTGAAGGCGAGTCGCGCATCTGGAAAGCCTTTCAGGAAACCGACCAACGCTATTACCACGTCCCCTGCCCCGACTGTCACGGGAAGCAGATCATCGACTGGACCCGCATCATATGGGAAGAAGGCAACCCGGAATCCGCGGCGCTCACCTGCCAGCATTGCGGCGTCCTCATAGATGAACGGCACAAGGGCTGGATGCTCGACAACGGCGAGTGGACAGCCACTGCGGAAGGACTCGACAGTGGCATGGTCGGCTTCCACCTGTCGTCCCTCTACTCGCCGCCGGGTTGGTACTCCTGGGGTGATGCCGCCAAGGACTTCATCAAGGCCAAAGGGCACAGCACCAAGCTGCAATCATTCATCAATACCAAGCTCGGCCAGTGCTGGGAAGACCGTTCCGGCGAGAAGGTGGACCACGAAACCCTGATGGCACGGCGGGAAGCCTGGGACGTTCACGCTATCCCGACGGATGTCGCGCTGATCACCGCTGGGGTGGACGTACAGGATGATCGGCTGGAAGTCAGCCTGATCGGCTGGACCGGCTCCGAGCAGGCGAGAGTTCTTGACCATCTGCAACTCTGGGGCGCACCCGGCGAAGCGCAACTGTGGACCGAACTCGACAATGTCCTTTTGGGCCAGTTCACCTGTCAGGATGGCCGAGTCCTGAGAATTCGCAGTGTCGCCATCGATACCGGCGGGCACCACACCCAACGCGCTTACGAATTCTGCCGGGGCCGCGCCAGCCGCAAAGTATTCCCGGTGAAAGGCCGTGCCGGTAACCACCCGGTTTGGCCGAACAAGACCACCAAGACCAAACTCAGTCAGGGTGTCCAGTTGTATCTCGTTGGCGTCGATACCGCCAAGGATCAGTTGCGCTCCGCCCTGGCGGTCAGCAACCCGGATCGGCCCCGCGCCGTCAGCTTTGCCGCTGATCTTCCTGACAGCTACTTCGTGCAGTTGACCAGCGAGAAGCGGGTCACCACCTACAACAAATCCGGCGTTGCGGTCAGAGCGTGGAAGAAACCCCCCGGTGCCCGTAATGAGGCACTCGACTGCTTCGTCTACGCACTGGCCGCATTGGAGTCACTCAAGCAAGCCGGCGTTCGCCTCAAGGTCGTCGCGCAGCAGGCCGGGGCGTTAATTAAGCCCGTCGTTCCCACCCAAACAGAGGCAGCCCCTCCCGAGGTGGAAGAAGCCATGCCTGCGGCCCAGCCGCCACGTCCCGCCATGCGGAAGACCCGCCGCCAATCGAGTGCATTGATATGAGCATGAGCGTGCAGACTGATCTCGGTGCGCTGGAGCGGCTGATGAAAGACATGGTCAAGTCGCAGATTCCGTTTGCCCAGATCGGCATGGTCAATTCCCTGGCCTTCAAGGTGCGGGAAGAGATCATGGGGGAGATGCGAACCAAGCTGCAACAGCCCATAACGCCCTACACCCAAAACATGATGCGGGTCACCAAGGCGACGAGGCAGACCGGCCCGACCAGCATGGTGTATGCCAACGAGTATCGTAATGAAAAGAACACATTAGGACACCTGTTCACCGGAGGCTATCGCAACTGGAAGAACATGGAAGCGCAACTGATGTACGCGGGCATCCTCAAGAAAGGCTACTACGCCATTCCCGGCGACGGCGCACCTCGGGATCGCTATGGCAACATCCGCCCCTCGTTTGTACAGATGCTGCTGGCCTATTTCGAAACGTGGGGCGCGAAAGGAGAACGCGGAACCCGCAACATGTCGCAGCAGAAGCGCGACAAGATGGCCAAGATAGGTAAAACCAAGAGCGGGTACAAAACCATCAAGGGCGTTTAGTATTTCGTGTCCTTTGGCAAGATGAACCAGTGGGATGCGAGCGACCTCAGCGACAAGACCGGCCTCAAGATCAGACCGCAACCACTGGCCTATGGCATCTGGTCAAAGACCGGCATCCATGGATTTCAAGTCAAACCGATCCTGCTTTTCGTGCCGCGCCGACGCGGCTACCGACGGTACTTCAATCTGTTTGCCACGGGACAGAAAATCCGCGACGAGTGGGCCGCTCAGTACTTCAATGAGAGCCTTCTGAAAGGTATATCGACCTCGCGGCATCTTGGTCGATTCATGGCGAATCTCAATCGCTGATGTCTGACCCGATCTCTGATCTGGAACAGCAACTGACTCGGGTTATTCCACCCGCCGAATGGCCGCGCCTGTTTGAAGCCATCGACCACTGGCGTCATGCCTATGGGGGTGACCGTGTCTACGTCGCCACCCGCTGCAAGGAGCGCCGCGACGATCTGGTCAAGCAGATGCAGGCGCAGGGCATGGCGGCAACGGAGATTGCCAAACGCGTTGGTATCAGTCCTCAACATGTGAGAAGAATCTCCAAGCGGTCCAGTTACTTATAGGAACATTTTCGGCCTTATTTTGTTCTTGCGAGGCGTGTACAAAGCCGAGTATGGCTTATACCCTCACACAACTTCAGTCCATCGAAGCGGCCATTGCCTCCGGCACGTTGCGCGTTGAGATCGACAACCGCGTCGTCGTTTATCAGAAGATGAGCGACCTGATCGCCCTGCGCGACCAGATGCGTTCCGAGTTGGGTGAGGCCACTCCCAGCACCGCACGGGGCCGAGCGTGGAACCCGCTGACGAGTAGCGGCTTATGAGCACCGTCCTCGACCTGTTCACCAAGGCAGCGGCCACCGTAGCGCCGGAGCAACCGCCGCGGCAGCGTCGGTACGATGCCGCCAGCTACAACGCCCGCTTTGCCCACTGGTACACCCAGGGCACCGATGCCGATGCGGCCAATGCCGACCCCTACACGATTCGGAACCGAAGCCGGGATCTGGTCCGCAACAATCCGTGGGCGAACAAGGCGCTGCAAGTGCTGGTCGCCAACGCCGTAGGCTTTGGCATTCGCTGCCAGATCAAGGCCAAGACCAAAACCCGTCGCGACCGCACCCAGCGTCTGTGGGAGCAGTGGGCTGAAACCACGGCTTGCGATGCCGATGGGATGCACGATTTCTACGGCCTGCAAGGGCTGGCGTTCCGTTCTCTGGTGGAATCGGGAGAAGTCCTGATTCGTCTGCGGCCCCGGCGTCCAGAAGATCGGCTTCCAGTCCCGATCCAGATTCAGATCATCGAGCCTGACCTCATTTCCGACCACATTGCCGATGCTACCGGCATTTTGCCCGGTAACGATTTTGATCGCGGCATTGAATTTGACCCGATTGGTCGTCGGGTCGCCTATCACCTGTTCCGCAAGCACCCCGGCGACAACCATAACGCCACTGCGGGTGCGCGGCAGACTACCCGAGTTCCAGCGTCCGAAATCCTTCATCTCTACCGCAAGGACCGTCCTGGCCAGGAGCGCGGCGTCAGTTGGTTCGCCCCCGTAATCACCACGTTGAAAGACGTTGATATTTACGAACAGGCTTACCTGCGCCGGCAGCAACTGGCCAATCTTTTTGCGGGGTTTATGATCTCGAACGACCCCAATGATTTTGGCGAGGAGATGGACGAGCTGCCCGACTTGCAGCCGGGAACCATGTACTTCCTGCGCCCCGGCACCCAGATCGAGTTCACCAACCCGCCGCCGGCGGGTGAAGACCCGGCCTACCGCGACTCCTGTCTGCGTCGCGTCGCTGCCGGCATGGGGGTCACTTATGAAGCCATGACAGGCGATTTGTCCTCGGTCAATTTCAGTAGCGCCCGCATGGGTGCCCAGGAGATGGGCCGCAACATCGACGGCTGGCTCTGGACCCTGTTCATCCCGCGTTTCTGCAACGGCGTCCTGCGTTGGTTCCTTGATGCCGTCACCTTGCAGACCAGCATGGACACCAGCGACATGGTGGGTGAATGGACGCCGCCGGCCCGCATTCAGGTAGACCCGTCTCGCGAAGTCGAGTCGCTGGCCTCCGCCTGCCGCAACGGCTTCCTCTCCATTCCCGAAGCCATCCGCCGTCAGGGCTATGACCCAGAGGCCGTGGCGCAAGAGAACGCCGATTACCTCAACGTGCTGGACAGCCTCGGCTTGCAGGTCGAGTCCGACTTCCGTCAGACCGCCAGCAACCCGGCAGAGGCTGTGCCGGTCACTGACCCAGTCGAGAGCTAACTATGAGTCAACTGCATTATCGCGAAGTCCGTCTGGCCGACAAGCCGGATATCAAAACTCGCAGCTTCACCATCCCGGTTTCCAGCGAGACGCCAGTCACCCGTTGGTGGGGCACCGAGATTCTTGAGCATTCGACGGATGCCGTGGCGCTGGAGCGCATGAATGACGGCGCTGCCGTGCTGCTGGACCACGACCCGACCAAGCAGGTGGGGGTCGTTGAACGCGCCATGCTGGAAGACCAGCGGCTCCACGCCACCATTCGCTTCTCCCGCTCTGCGCTGGGTGAAGAAGTCATGCAGGACGTAATCGACGGCATTCGCCGCAACGTCAGTATCGGCTATCAGATTCAGGACATCCACGAACTCGGTGACGAACAGTACGCCGCCACCCGCTGGATGCCTTACGAAATCTCGCTGTGCTCCATACCGGCAGATAACACCGTGGGCTTTGGCCGCAGCGACAGCGACGGCCCCAACCCGCTTGATTTACTAAAAACCAGGAGTGACGACATGTCTGATCCTATCGAAAACCCGATTCCGGTTGAGGAAGCTCAGGCACCGGAAACTCTTGTTGAAACCGAAAGCACCGAAGCCATCGTGGCCCGTGCCATTGCGGCTGAACGCAAACGCGCCAACTCGATTCGCGAAACCGTTCGCCTAGCCAAGCTGGATGAGTCCATCGCTGAAAAGCTGATCGATTCCGGCAAGGCGCTGGACGAATGCCGCGCTGAAGTGCTGCGCCAGTGGAGCGAGAAGGTAGACGCTTCCGCAACTGCCAGCGGTGGAAACACCCCCGAGCCTAAACAGTCCCGTGCGGCTGAACTGGCTCATTCCCTTCTGAAACAAGTTGCAGGAGTCTAATCGATGACCACTTACACCGAACCCTATCGCGCCTTTGAGGCACTGCTGTCAGAAGGCGGCGGCAGCATTTCCCGCGAAAAGATCACCGTCGTCTCTGGCGCAGGTGAACTCGCAGCAGGCACCGTTCTCGGCACCATCACTGCTTCTGGCAAATACACCCCGTTTGACGACGGCAATGTTGACGGTTCCGAAACCGCCACTGCCATCCTCATGCAGGCCGTCGATGCCACCAGCGCCGATGTCTCCGCCACCGCCATCGTGCGACTGGCTGAAGTCAAGAAGGATGCCCTGCAATGGGATGCCGCCGTGGATGCCACGGCCAAGGCGGCTGCCTACGTTGATCTGGCGGCTGCTTACATCATCGGGAGATAAATACGATGGACTTTTACACAGACTTTTTTACTGCCGATGAACTGATCGCTTCAGTTGCCAAGGCACCCTACGTTCCGGGCCGCTTGGCTGACCCGGCTATCTTCACCACCCGTGCCCTGTCTGGCACCCGTCTAGCACTGGAAGATCAGGCGCTAAACGATGCCGAGCTGCTGACCTCCACCCCGCGGGGTACACCGAGCAAGGCCCAGGTGCTGGAACGCCGCGACGTGTACACCTTCGAGACGGAACATTTCCGCAAGGATGGCGCGGTCTATGCCGATGAGGTTCTCAATATGAGAGCCGTAGGCGTCAACAACGCCCGTGAAGCCATCACCAGCCGCCGCGATGAAGTCATTGCCAAGCTGCGCCGGGATATGGACCTGACCCATGAGTACCTGCGTATCTCTGCGGTCAACAGCCCCAGCAACGCCTTTGGCAATGCGCCGGCGGCGGCAGCGATTGGTTTCGGGGCGTCCGACTCCGCCATCCGCTCCGGTATCTTCAACAACGTCATCAAGCCGATGGAATCTGCTCTCAAGGGCATTCCGTACACCGGCCTGCTGGCCCTGTGTGATGACACCCTGTGGGCTGCTTTGATTGAAAGCAAAACGATCAAAGAGACTTACCTCAATCAGGTACAGGCCAGCGCCTTGCGCGGCTCGACCACTGAGCAGGTGATCTTTGGGGGTGTCACCTGGGAACGCTACCGGGGTGTCGGCACTACCGTCATTGCCAGCGGTACGGCCAAGGTCATTCCGATTGGGGTACCTGACCTGTTTATCCAGGCATTCGCTCCGGCGGACACCCTGGACAGCGTCGGCGCAGGCGCAATGGGCACTCCTTACTACGTCTCGGCTTACCCGATTGATGACGGTAACCGGGGCTGGTACTTGGAAATGCAGTCCAACGTAAAGATGGTCTGCACCCGTCCTGCCGCTGTCCTGACCATCGACCTGAGCTAATCGTGGCCAGCGCCTTTGATCAACTCGCCAGCAGGGCGCATGTCGCCCTGCAACAAACCTTCGGCTCCGACATCACCATGGATGGCGTCGATGGGACAGCGATTGTCATCCCACAGGACGACATGATGCTGGGCAACACCGTGCAGATGGTCAACGGCGCTCACCTGATGTTCCGCGCTGCGGATTTCCCCGATGCCGCTGTGCGTTCCTCCGTGACGCACGGCGACACCGAATACACCCTCATCGAAATAGATGACATGGATTCGGCTGGGATTCGCAAAGCCCGAATGGCACCGGCATGAACATCGACGGCATTGTCACCCAATTGGAAACCGTCACCGGCCTCTCAGGCAAGGTGGTGGTGGGGCTGCCGCCGGAAACGGTGAGTCTCGCCAATGGGCCGACCGTCTGGATTACGGATTTGGCCGAGTCGGCTGGGCCCAATACTCGCGTCAACGCGCCCGCCCTGCAGAAGATTGAGGTTCGTCTCGGCTTGGTGATGGGTACGGCGACGCTGGACGATTTGCTACCCCTGCGGGATGCCGTAAGGGGCGCAATCATTGATTACTTGCCGGAAAGCAATGGCGACCGGATCACTTACCGGGCGGGCCGCATGGAATTCCTTGATGCAGGCTACACCGTCTGGCGTGATGAATACGCCTACGCCTTTTATTTTGACCACTTGGAGACGCCGTAATGGCTACCTGGATGCGTGACCCGGAGACCGGGGAAAAGATATTGGTGACGCCGGCAACCGCGCCCAAAGCGAGATGCTGTCTTGAGGTGGCCGAGGTGAAAGCCTCTCTGCCGGTAGAACCGCAGGAATTTGTAATGCCCGACCTTCTGACAGAGGACGAACTTGAAACCGCATACAAAGATTCTGATTAAGACGCTCATCAGAGTTTTCAAAGGCGCGATTGCGGCAGTTGAAGACTGGATGAAAGAGGCCGAAAAGGCCAACTGATTTTTCTCAACATAGACAGGCACCTGTTCTGACTACCCGGTAACGGCACTCAGAACACATAGCGACCCTGGCGTAACACCCGGAGTCCGCTATGGCCTTATTCATGAACAAAACGCTGGTCGCCGTAAAAAAGGAGACCACCTACGGCACGGATCCCACCCTGGCTGGGACCGATTGCTTCCTCGTTTCCAACGTAAGCCTCACCCCGCTGGCGGGTAATTCCGCCACCCGCGATTTCGTGCGCCCCTATTTCGGGCAGTCGTCTTCGATCCAGTTGGATCAGTACGTCGAACTGAGCTTCGATGTTGAACTGGCTTCCTCCGGCACCGCAGGCACCCGTCCCGCCTTTGGCGATGCGCTGCTGGCTTGCGGCTTGGAAGAAACCATCACCGCCACGACGGATGCGGTTTATACCCCGGTCTCTGCTGACTTCGACTCGGTCACCATTGAGGTCTACATGGACGGCATCCTGCACCAGATGACGGGTGCGCGGGGCAGCTTCAGCCTCAGTATCGCTCGCGGGGCCATCCCGATGTTGTCGTTCCGCTTTACAGGCAACTACGTCGCGCCGGCAGACGCCACTCCGCTGACGCCCGACTTCAGCGACTTCAAGATTCCGAAGGGGGCCAACGCCACCAACACACAGACCATCACCCTGCTGGGTGAAAGCCTCTGCATGGAGTCGTTCAGCCTCGATATCTCCAACAACTTGGTCCACCGCGATCTCCCTGGGTGTGACCCGGCTTGCCTCATCACCGACCGCGCTCCTTCTGGAACGCTGGTGTTCGAGGCTCCCACCGTCACCACTTACAACTGGGTCGAAGCGGCTCGCCTCAAGACCTCTGGCGCTCTCCAGATCGTTCACGGCACCGCTGCCGGTTCCATCGTTCAGATCGACGCACCCGCCGTCACGCTGAACCCGCCGTCCTATCAGGACAGCGACGGCGTCATGATGCTGTCGGCTCCGCTGGTGTTTGAACCGACCAGCAGCGGTAACGACGAGATCGAACTGACCTTCAAATAACGCCCGGACAGGCAGTCGTAATCACGACCCTGGCTACAGGGCTGTCTACAGCGCCCCCGTCCGCTGGTGATGAAGGCGGGGACCAATTCCTCAACAGACAGATAGGTAACCCCATGGCTTTCAAACTCAACCTTTCCGACTCGTTCTGGTTCACCGTCAAGGTGCCTCAGCTAACCGACATGGGCAAACAGGTCGAGAACCACATCAAGTTCAAGTTCAAGCGACTGGACATTGATGAGCGGCGCGAACGCGAACTGCGTTTGGGCGGCGACATTTACCAGCAGTTGATGGCCGAGGTGGACGGCGACATGGATGTCCTCTCCGGCAAGTTCACAGCTGAGATGATCCGCCAGGGGCGCATGGACAAGACCAGTGCCGATCTTACCGATGAGCTGCTGGACATCGTCACCGATTGGGAAGATGTGTCCGATACCGAAGGCCCGATGGCCTTCAACCGCGACAACCTGCTCAAGCTGGTCAAGTTCCTGCCCAACCTGCCACAGGCCATCAACGATGCCTACCGCAATGCGTATTCGGGCGAGTTGAAGAAGGGAAACTAATCGACGCCGCCAAGTACTGGGCCTCGCCGCAGGGCGGGTCCGGCGGCGATGAGGAACTGGAAGCGGCGCTGAATGCGTTCGGCGCACCGGAAGATTTGCTCGACAAGATCAAGGACGCCGACCACGAAACGGACTTCGAGATTGAGCGCGAGAACTGGGACACGCTGCTGGTCTTTCTGGCCTGCAGCACCCAGTGGCGCAAGGAGTTTGCCGGCATGTCCGGCGAGTTGATCTACCACGGGCTGGACTACCCGGCCACCAGCGTGGTGATCCGCATGATGGGCCATCGTGGGCAGGACGCCCGCGACATTTTTGCCGGAGTGCAGATGATGGAAGTTGCCGCCCTGCCGCTTTTGAACAAGAGAAGCAAATGAGTATCGAATTTGAAGTCGGCATAAAGATCACTGGCAAGGATGGTGGCGGGTCGGCTGCAATTTCGGCTGTCGGTACGGCGGCGGCACAGACCGAGAAAAAAATCAGCGGCATGGGCCAAGCCGCCAAGCGGACCCGAGTTCAAATGGATGCGCTGTCAGCGGGTATGAGTTCCGTTGGCAAAAGGCAATGGGAAGGAATTCAGATGGCCAACAAAATGGCCTCTGCCTCCACCCGTCTTCTTATCGAGCAGCAAAAAGCTCTCCAGAAACAGTTAGCCACTAACACCGCCGGCTGGGCCGCATTGGGGGAAATGGGTGCCAAGCAGATGCGCGGCATTGAGATGGCCAACAAAATGGCGGCCTCGTCCACAAGTCTCGTCATTGAAAAGCAGAAGGCGCTGGAAATCCAGTTAGCCAAGAACACAGAAGGCTGGGCCAAACTCGGTGAGATGGGGGCCAAGCAGATGCGGGGCATTGAGATGGCCAACAAAATGGCCGCCGCATCTACAAGTCTGCTTATTGAAAAGCAGAAGGCGCTGGAAATCCAGTTAGCCAAAAATACGACCGGGTGGGCCAAACTCGGTGGGATGGGCTCCAAGCAGATGCGCGGCATTGAGATGGCCAACAAAATGGCGGCCTCGTCCACAAGTCTCGTCATTGAAAAGCAAAGGGCGCTGGAAATCCAGTTAGCCAAAAATACGACCGGGTGGGCAAAGCTTGGGGGGATGGGGGCCAAGCAGATGCGGGGCATCGAAATAGCCAATAAGATGGCCTCTGCCTCTATAGTTTCCGAGTCAAACAAGACTGCCAAGGCAGTCGATAAAGTCGGAAAAGCCTCCGAGAAAGCCGGCCTCAGTTTCCGTGGTTGGTTACCGCACATCCGCACCACAGGCGCAGCGATCGGTGTCTACCTGGGTGTCCGCACCATTGGCAACATCGTCAAAGCGGCGGACGCCTACACCAACATGAGCGCCCGTTTGCGGTTGGTGGCCAGCGATGCTAGGCAACTGGCCAACATCCAGTCGCGGCTATTCCAGATATCGCAGAGCAATCAGTCCGGGCTGGAAGAGACGACCAGGCTCTATACCCGCATGGCCATGGGTCTCAAGGACTTGGGCCGGTCGCAGGCCGAGATTCTCAACGTCACCGACCTGCTCGGCAAAGGCATGAAGATCAGCGGGGCATCCACCGTGGAAGCCTCGGCGGGCTTGCTCCAGTTTGCCCAGGCCATGCAGTCGGGGATTCTCGCCGGCGACGAATTCCGCTCCATGATGGAGAACATGCCGCGCATTTCCAAAGCCATTGCGGATGGCCTTGGCGTGTCGCTGGGCCAACTTCGCAAAATGTCTGCCGCACAGGAACTGACCTCGGTCAAGGCCATCAAGGCGCTGACCAGCCAATCCGATGCGCTTAATCGGGAAGCCGCCCGCATCCCGGTCACTCTGGGCCGTGCCTGGACCGAATTGAGCAATGCGTTCACCAAACTGATTGGCGATGCGGATCAGGCTTTGGGCGTGACCAAAAGCATCGCAGCGGGCATTGAAGCGATGGCGAAGGCCGTAGCGAAGTTCGCCAAAACCCAATCGCCGCTTGAGGAAACCCGAGAGCAGATTCGGCTGTTGGCCGTGGAAATCCAGAATTTACGAAATCCTGGGGTGTTTACCTTCTTTGCCGAGGACCGGCTGAAGACGGCCCTGGAGCAGATGAGGTGGCTGGAGACCCGTAAAAACCGTTTGATGCGGGAATCTCAATCTAGTGGCGCAGGCACCAGTCGCCAAGCGCAAGAGTACATCGACGCTGCAAAGGCCGCATGGAAGCTGAACGACGCCCAGATGGCGGTTGTTGAGCAGATCGTCAAAACAGCCGAGGCGGAAGGGTTTGACCCCGGCTTCCTGCTGTCAATTGCCAAGGCGGAATCTAGCTTCAATGCATTGGCCAAAGCGACCACGACCACTGCTTCAGGGGCATTCCAGTTTCTTAAGGGCACCGCCAAGCAGTACGGCGTCAGAGACCCCTTTAACGTCGAACAGGCGACCGTCGGTGCGGCCAAATACCTCACCGTGCTGCAACGCCAGTTTAAGGACACCCATCTGGCCGCGCAGGCGTACCACGATGGGGAGGGTGCGGTTGCCCGAGCCGGCAACCGAGTTCCGGGCGACAGTACCGATCCCGGCTACGGCACCCGCATTCTCAAGAACATGGAGAAGTTGCAAAAGGCCATGGGCAACGCCACCGATGAGATCGGCAAGGAGGTGGCCAAGGCGCAGAAGGACCAGTTCGATACCTATGCAGAGGGCTTGGCCCGGCGTGAGAAAGCCTACGACGATTACGCCAAGATCGCGCTGGCCAAAAACAAGACCCTGACGGATCAGTTGCAGTCGCAACAGCAAGCCGCCAACGTCGCGGCGGAACAAGCCATGAAGAGGGGTGACAGCGGCGCATTGGCCCAGGCGGAAGAGGAGATGCGGCGCATCATCATCGCCCGCAATCAAGCCACTCAAGAGTCCATCGCCATTGAGGAAAAAGCCGTCCAAAAACGGCTGGGCAACATCGGCAGGGAGATCGCCGCCGCGCAGAAGCTGGGGCAAGCCAACGAGGTGGCCAAACTTCAGGCGGAACGCGGCACGGCCAAAGCCGAACTGGCGGTGATTGAAGAATCGCGCAAACAACTCACGATTCAAACCAACGACGATCTCTTGGCCAATGCGCGGCAGTTTGCCGAGAAGCGGCTACAGATCGAGCGTGAACTGCTGGATGCCCGGTCATCACTGAGTCAGGCCCAGCTCCAGGCCACCATCGACGACCAGAAAGCCCAGATCGACGCCACGCTGGGCCAAGCGCAAGCGCAAGCCGCCCTCTACGATTTGCAACATCAGGAAGCCACCGAGACCCTGACCGGGCAAGCGGCGATTG